CAGTTTGATATTCTCCAGTTTGAAGTTGAAGGAGAACTTCTTATCAGTTTCACCAACAGGGAAACCGAAATCGTTAGAACTATCGGTTTTTCGATCATGGATCTTGACCACGACCTTCTCACCGTCACCAACGATCGAAAAGTCAGGCAAATTCAAAATTGCAGCCGACTGCTTAAGTTTGGTCAGTTGATGTTGAGTAATACGGAAACTTACGTCCTCAGTAGGAAGACTCAGGTTCTTATCTGGAGGAGAGATAATAACGGATGGATCCGCAAAGAAGTAATTGGTTTTGTTGCGACCATCAGAAATAGTCACAAACTTTTCGTTGTCGAACTTAAGTTCGCTGTCCTCAATTCCATGAACAACGCGAACCAGATTCAGAAACTGACTCAGATCATAGATTGCAAAGTCATTGGAGAAGTCCTCATCAACATCAGCCTCCGCAAGGATGTTTTTCATCACAGAGATAGTGCGGAGTTTGTTTCCACTCTTGACATGAATCGACTGATTGATACCAGAGAAGTTGTCAAGAATATCAAAAGTGGTCTTAGAAAGTTTCATAGCCTCGTGCATCAGTAATCTGGTCCCTGTTGGTAAAGTGGTAAAGAAGAACAGCGTAATGGATAATCTTCTTGATATCCATTTTAGCACATCCCTTTTTGTCATAGCGGGATGCGTACTTGAGGATATTACTACGGCAGAAAGCAGCAGCATCTCCACAAGAATCAATCAGATCAAGAGTCTGAATTCCACCACTTGCGTAGTGGGCCCGATAGGTATCGGTAATGTAGTCCTTAATCTCCTCAAGGACTTTATCCTCATCGTATTTGTAGAGGGTTCTGGGATCAGTGGTGGTCAATTCCTTAGCGGCAGGATAACGCTCTGCGCCATATCCACCTTCGGGAGTCCATTCATAACCCCCAGTTTCTCTAACCCATTTCTCGCCAGTAGCGGTGTACTGTTCGTCCATGTTCAGTTCATCATAAAGCATACTCCAGGAATTCATTCTATCACTCCTCCTTCAAAAGGTCAACATCTGCATCGACTTTATCATAAAGATCAACAAATGCTTGCTTAGTGTCATCATCAAAGCGATTCAAGCAAGTGCGGATTGCCTTGATTTTATCACCAAAGATGGCATAAGCGCGAACAATGTGAACCAAGCGGCGGGTGCTGATAACTTCATCGACACCACCATCATAGAAGGTCTTACGAATCAGTTGAGCCCAGTCAGCAAGATTCTTACAGAAACTCTCATCATCGCACAGGCGAGAGAGAATCTTGATCTCAGTTGCAGGGGTAGGATACTCCTGCTCAAGGGTAATGGCAAAACGCTCAAGGAATGCTTCGTTCAGCACATTGGTTCCAATAAAGCGACCATCATCGCTGCCCTTGCCCTTGGTGTTGGCAGTTGCAAAGATCTGGAACCCCTCAGCAGGTTGCACATACTCGCCAGTCTTCTTTAGGAAGACACCCTTGCCCTCAAGAATAGATTGTAGGCACAAGATCTTGTTAGATGCAAGGTCAACTTCATCTAGAAGCAACACTGCTCCACGTTGAAGAGCCTCCACGACGGGTCCATTATGCCAGACAGTTTCGCCATTAACAAGACGAAACCCACCAACAAGATCATCCTCGTCAGTTTCAATGGTGATGTTGACGCGAATTAACTCCCTATTTAGAGAGGCACATGCTTGCTCAACACCAAAGGTCTTACCGTTACCAGACAGACCAGTGATAAAAGTCGGATAGAAAATACGCGACTGAATAATCTTTTTCAGATCAGTAAAGTTCCCGAACGGGACAAAAGTATCATCTTTCTGTGGAATCAAGTTATGATGTTCCCGAACGGTAACAGGAATAGCAGCAGGTGCTTTGTAGGTTTGCTCAAGACGCTCACTGATGGTCAGGTCCCACTTACCACGCTTGACCTTGTATTGCTCAAGGTGTTTGGTAACGGTAGGATAACTGATATCGTTTTGGGCACAGAAGGCACGGACATCAGCCGTGCTGATTTTGTCGCCATACAGGTCACGCAAAGACTCAACAATAGACATCGTGGACAGGCGGGGCATTGGGACCTCTGTTTGTATGTAGGTATTATACTACGAAAAAAGCGCCCTACAAGGGCGCTGAGGACGGTTTGAGAATTGGTTAGGCAATGACCGATACAAACTTAGAAAGGATTTTCTTGTTAGTCTTTTTCCCACCGTAGGATTTTTTAAATGATGCAAGAATCTGAGCCTTGGTTGCATTTTCCACTGGATCAAACTCTTTAGATGATTCCAGAGAATTACCAGAGATTCCAATCACCTCACTATATCCAAGGGCAGAAGAAATGCTGATCGACTTTTCCTTTGCCCAAGTTTTGGTGACATCATTCTCAGAACTAAGAGGAAGTTCCATACGGCGAATCCAACTACGGAAATCGCGGTTCTCAAGAACACGAATGCCAATCATATTCATACCAGGGAAGCAATCCCGAACGTTCTGAATAAGAGTGTCGGTAACTTGCCACCAGGAAGTAGGAATAGCATAAGTGTTACCTGTCTTCCTGCAGCGCAGATAACCATTTTGGCTGATGCTGCGAGTTCCAATATACTCAGCATCATCATAGTTACGTTTGATTGCAACATGACGAGTTGAATTGCAAGACTCACCATCAGTTAGGACAACACAATGTACCTTCTCAGTCTTGGTTTTCTTGGCAAAGTCTGGAATGATAGAATGCAAAGATGCAATCGCTTCATTCAGAGGAGTTCCAGACAAATTAAGACGGTAAGGAATGCTGTATGGAGTTGACTTATAGGTGTTGTAAACCTCCATCTCCACACCAAGACGGAACATATTGCGAATATGAACATCAAAGTCCTTAGTCTTTGTCGTCGATGACAAAATATTCATCATTGAGAATCCCTCAGGAATGCTCATATAACCATCCCGTTTTTCGCAGTGTTCGATAAGAAGATTACCGTCTTCCTGCCGATCACAAGCCCTATGATTCCACTCATTAGTGAAAGCATAAACTTCAAACGGAATGTTGGTCTTTTTACAGAACCAAACAAGGTTGAACAACTGTTTCAGGGTGGGAAGCATTTGACGATGCATGGACCCAGACCAGTCAAGAACAAAGATCAGACCATGATTCTTACCATCCTTAGTGATAGAGATACGCTTGAACAAGTCATCATTAAACTTGTAGGTATGGAGTTTGGATGTATCCAAGACACCAGTCTTTGAAGTAGAAGTCCTAGCATAAGCATCGGCAGACTTCTTACACTCAAACTCCTTGACCAGATAGTTTACTTCTCGTTGAGCATCTTTTTTGTATGCAGCAAACTGTTTGTCAACCTCAGAGAATGTTTCACTATAAGAAAGACCAGTGTGCTCCATCTCACGATTCCAGAATGCATCAAGGTATTCGTGAATAGTAGAGGCCTTAACAATAAGACTATCAAGGTTCAGTTGAGGAATCTCAAAGTAGTAAGGATCTCCCCAATACTGAGATTTCTCAGATAGTTCTTGAACCTTCTCATTGAGAGCATCAGCAGTTTTTACTTCACTACCATCTTGACCACCTTGGTCGGAAACTTGTTCGTTATCCTGCTCTGCAGTGCCACCATGAGACTCTTCGTCACCTTCACCAGACTCAGACTCACTATCACCAGATTCAAAACTCTCAGAGCACTGGTTAGTTTGACCAGACTGCCCATCAGTGGGAGTATCCTTCTTCTGTTCTTTGGCGGGAGTTTCTTCTGGTTCCTTCTTACTAAAGTTCCAGAGAGCGATAGCAGCCTCAAGAGCGTCTTGAAAGGTTTCTGCCTTGTCAATCATATCAACAACGACTTTCTCCTTTGAAGTGAAGTCTATCTTGATAAAAGATCCAATCTTAAAGTACAGATTGACACGATCAGCAAGACTCATCGCGTTGACATCTTCATCAGCAATGGAAAAGAAATCTTCTTCGTGCAGTTCGTTATATCCACGATAGAAAGTCTTAGGAAGACCAGCATAGCGACGCTTCATCAATTTCTCAATGCGAGCATCCTCAGTCACATTGACGTACTGATGAGGGACTTTACTCTGCTTAGAGACTTCTTCATCTGGAGTGAAGAGAGCGTGACCAACCTCATGGGCCACGAGCATATCATAGACAGACTCCGATGCCTTTTGCCACATCGGCAGGGTAAGCACCCGATTATGAACGTCAAAGGAAGCGGTGTCACACTGCCTGTGCTCAAC